TACGACGCGCACGACAGGGATATACTTGCCCGGCCACTCGCGTTCGTCCAGCACGTCATAGCCATTGGTCTTCATCCACATGACTTTTTTGCGGTCTACTTCGCGTGTGCGGACAGGCTTGCCGTACATAGCGCGCAGTTGCTTATCCATCGGCGTATCTTTGAACGCCGTAACGTTGTCTGGGTACAGGTTCAGCGTCTCGCGCTTGCGCTTATAGTAGAAATACTCCGCGACGCGGATAGTGTCTTCGTCTAGCCATGCCGACATGCTTTCATCGCCAACAGCGGTTGACAGGATCGACGAAATGGGTGTCGCGTCTGGAAACTCGCGCTCATACTCGTCTTTGGTCATGTCCTGTGTGACAAAGCACCATTCAGCGTCTGCACCGCATGGGTCTTGGATCGTAGGGTCCATGTAGACGCTGAAAGCGTTGCGGACGCGCATAATCCGCACGTCTTGGTCAAAAGTCTCTTCGTTGCAGTATTCCGTAATGAGACGGATATAGCCTTCGCCGTAGGTGACTTGGTTGTCGCAGGCTGTGTCGTAAGCTACGTCCGCATCGGACATATATTCGATGTGCCGCACGACGCCGTCGAAGATTGCTGCCACTTCAATGTCAGCGTTGTCATCGACAGGGATTACCTTACCGGCAGGCCGGTTTTGACGCTGTTCGTTCGTTACCTGACGGACGTGCTGCGGCAATTTGTTAATTGTCAAGCAGGGTCGTGCGTTAATTGTCTGGCCTTGCACCGCGCCGCGGGTCGCCAACACGTCAGCAGGCCACTGCCACTGGTTGTCAGGGCTGCCCGCCATAAACCGAAGGTCGTCCAGTTCGTCCTCACGGCTGTCCGAATAGGCTGCCATCGACATCTGTAGCCGATGGCGCATGGTTGCCATTACATCAGGGTCACCGCGGGTGTTCGCTGGATCGCTACCGATGTCAGCTACATCGCCTACCTTGTTAATACCTGTCGGGTCAGCCATTGTGGTTACTTTTTACCTTTTTTGCCAAGGATTTTGTTAGCCTTAGCGTCAATCTTGGCCTTAGCCGATGGACTCAACTTGCCTGCTTTTTCCATTTGCGTAGCGCGCGCTTTAGCGTTCGCAGCATGGGGTTTATCAGGCATTGGGTATTTACGCGACCCCGGCAGCCCAAAATCGCTCTTAGGCAGCTTGTTGCGGGTCTTGGTCGGTAGCTTTGCCATTATTTTTTACCTTTTTTGGCGGCTTCACGCTTCACGCTGTACGCGATTGCGACCGCCTGTTTGACAGGTTTTCCGGCGTTTACCTCGGCCTTGATGTTCTTGCGGAACGCGGCTTTGCTGGGCGACTTGACCAGAGGCACTTTATTTCTTCTTCTTTGCCATCGGCGTAGGCTTCATCGACACGGTCGTGCGGATGACTTGCACTGGCTTTTGCATTTTCATCGGTGCGCGTCCGCCGGCTGCGCTTGTCGTGCCTTCGCGGGCTACTGCTTCCATTGCGCGGCGTGCGCGGGCTGGGTCGCGGTTAGCGATTGCAGCGCGTTCAGACGCTATTGTGCCAGCTTTATAGAGTGCTTTGCTCTTATTGCCGTAAATATCTTTTTTACCTGATGGCATTTACTTACCCTTCTTAGCTGGTTTTTTAGCGGTTTTTGCGCTTTCTTTGAACGCTTTTGCGGTTGGTGCGCCCTTGGTACCCGGTTTACGCATTTTTTCGCCTGATCCGGCGGCAATGCGGGCTTTTTTAGCATGGATGTTGGCGTATAATCCGGGTTTCATGAGCATTTCCACCTTTTCAAACTAGCTTTGGCGCGTTCGCCGTTCTTTGCCTTGGCTGCAACAGCCCCCATGCGGGCGCAAAACGACGCTTTGCGTCCTGCGTCAGCCTTTGTCTTCGGGTTGGGCGCTGGCGCCTTCAATTTGCTGCCTGTTGCAGCGTTATATTTCGCTCTACCAGCGGCAGTCAGGCCCGCGCCCTTTGACACAGGCAATTTCTCGCCGCGGCCTACGGACAACGATACTGATTTTTTCTTGCCCGCCACTAGCTGCCCATCCAACTTGTAGAATATCCAGATGGAGAATACCCGCTTGAGACGCGTCTGTCAACGCGTCCTTGTCGTGGGTCTTTAGACGCCACAGGAAAGGCAAATGTCACCGCTATGGCGTCTGCTGCGTCAGGTGACGCCAGCCCGCGTGACTTCATATCTTTCTTACTTTCGAGGAACAGCGTTCCTTTACTATCCGGCTTGGTGCGCGGGCTGATGAGGTCTGTCTTCAGGAACCGATCTGAGGGGATGTGCGCTGTCTTGAGCCAATCTCGCATGGCGCCCCACATCTCTGCGCGCTTGTTACCCCACATGATCTGGTTCTTAGCCTTGTTGCCGAAGTTCACGCCGCGTATCTTGTACCGCTGTTCCTTCAGCCGGTCTACGACGCCTGCACCTAGCCCGCCTTCGTCGATGCAGACCAGTGCCGGCTTGAACTGCTCTATGGCGTCGATGACGTAGCCAGCCACTTCCATAGTGTCCGCGCCGCGGTGTCTCCGCAGTTCCAAGATGTCACGGCCCTGCCGTATGGCGATGACGGTGGCGTCCGCCCCAAAGCGTGCAGGGTCCACCCCTATGACGATGGGCGCGCTGTCATCCTTGATGGGTGGCCGCTTCATGGCGTCATCGACCAGATTGCTGCCGATGAACTGATCGTCACCTTCACTGGGGAAGTTACCGTAAACTTCAACGCTGGCTTGGTAGCTATCTGGCCCGTACTCGTCGATGATGCGCTGGTACAGGTTTTTGTCTGTACCCTCGACATCGCGGGCGTCGATGGTGCGCGTGCGCCAGAACGCCCGCTTGCTGTGGAACGTCTCGTAGAAATAGCCTGTGTTGCGCCGCGGGTTGGAGAAAGCCAGATGGAAACGATGCGGCGTATTCTCCGTGAAGAAACCATCGCTAACCGACCAGATGCTGTCAGGGATACCGCTGGCTTCGTCGAAGATCAGCATCACACCGTCGAAGTTGTGAACCCCTGCGTATGCGTCAGGGTTCTCTTCTGACCATAGCCGGCCTTCGACTGACCAGTAGCGCGTGCCTTTCTTCAGGTCGCGCTCGACCAGTTCCGTCAGCCATTTGGCTGGCATGATGCGTGTGGCGGCTATCTCGAACCAGTGACTGTTGAGCGACATTGCCAGCCACTTGGTAATTTCTGCCCATGTTACGGAGCGCAACTGCGCTTCGGAGTTAGCCGACACGATTGTCGTTGAGCCGATGCGTGACGATAGCATCCATATCACCAGCCAGCTTACAAGGGCCGACTTACCGATACCGCGGCCTGATGCCACAGATTCTCTGAATGTGTCGTAGTCAACCTTGCCGTTGTTCTCTTTGATGTGGTCGCGCAGATCGCCAAGTATCTGCCGCTGCCATTTGCGCGGGCCGGGGAAATGTTCCAGCGGTGTGCCTGCTTGGCCCCACGGGAATGTATACAGCACAAATGCTAGGGGGTCATCCTTCAGTGTGGGCGACCACAGCCGCGCCATCAACTCCATCTCGTCTTGCGCTGAATATATCGGCTGCTGCATGTGTGTTATCCTCTAGCTGGGGCAGTTCAGTGTACAGCCCCTCGATGACGCGCGACTGTGCTTTTTCCAGCGCGCCTGTAATGCTTATCTGTTGGTCGATGTTTACGTCGATCTGCTGTTTCGCTACCCAGCCATGCTGATGCTTGAGTATCTCCAGCGCAGCCTTGCTGTCGCCATCGCGCGCCGCTTCGTACATGGTCTTGGCCGCAGTCAACTCGCCGTCAGCGCGACCTTTGATTTCAGCCATCTCGACCAGCGGGTCAGCGTCGGCCAGCACACGGTATTGCCGCGGGGTCAATCCAGCGGCCATAGCGAGACTGTCACCCTTCAGGCCGTAGCGTGCGGCTTCATATATCGCCTCTAGCCGCGCCTCGGTGGCTTGCGTCCGCTCTGGTGTAAATGGCAGTGAGTAGAAAGTCATTGGGCCGCATACTAATCGCTTACGTGCGGATACGCAACAGGCTTTGATGCAACCGTTTTGTTTTTACGGTTTACCCATTTCCATGGGTCGCGGTTTTTAAGGTTTTCAGACCTGCTTATTATGCGGAGATTTACAAGTCTGTTGTCTAATTTGTTACGGTTTATGTGGTCAACATCATCGCAAGTCCAATCACCATGCGTATAGTACCACGCTAACCGTTGCGCGGTGTACGTCCGCCCGCACACCCCTATTTGCCAATACCCTATAGGGCTTAACGATCCCGCGACGCTGCCAACAGGCTTGGACCCCCACGCGATTTTTCGCGTAAAATTTCCAGTGTCCGGGTCGTACAACAAAGTCGCGCGAAGCGTATCTAAACAAGGTGGGGTTTTTGGTTTCATACAGCAAACATACAAATTACCCATTTAGATGTCAATTGGAAATAAAAAAAATTTTACAAAAAATTGTTTGCGGACCATGCCCGTGACAGTCACGCGCCGCTCGGCCCCACCACCCCCACCCCCTGCTCGAAGCGTTCTGGCTTTGTTCTAGATGGTAGATTTCCGGTTGGCCTTTCCCTTTCTGCGAGCGGCTCGCATTAAGAAAAACATATTGGCTAGCCGGCTATGCTGCGGTGCAACATTTTGCATGGGCAATCTAGGCTATGCGATTGCATGTCATGACTGCGTAAATCATGACGCCATGACTGCGTAGGTCATGACCGATTGCGTGGTCATGACTGCGTGGTCATGACAGGGAAAGTTTACAATTGTTAACAAAGATAGGCAATCTAGGCAATCGTTTTGGGAGTCGTTCGCTAGAAAGTTATATTTTAACCATATAGGTTAATTATATACTTTTTCGAAAACGATTATACAATCCATTACCCAGATTGCCCAGAATCCTCGCAGACACGCAGAAACCCTTGGTTTTTTTCTGGGTCATTTAGCCCGTTTTCATAGCCTAACTTTTGACTATTTCGCCTAACTTTTTACCCAACAATTTTCGCGCCATTTTCGCGGGATCAAAAATAGTCATTAGTTAGGCAAAAGTTAGGCTATGTTTTTTTCCAAATGACCCAGAATCTACCCTCTAAAAATCTGTGGATAACTTTTTTTAGCGCAACACAATTTGTTGTTGACACTATGCATAAGAGGGTAGATAAGAGGGTATCAACAACGCAATGGAGTGAGACACCATGACACAAGCATATTTAATTGAGCCGCTCGACCGCTATCGCCAGCGCGAGACATTGGTCACTGTTTTAGGTCGCGCTGGCATGGAGCGACATTATTTTCGAGTAAAGCTGCCTTGCGGTCGCGTTACCGTTGCCAACGATAGCATGTTGAAGCCAGCATAACGTCAATCAATAGGAGCAAATGACATGACAAATACTTTCAAGCCCGGTGACCGCGTAATGGCCCGCATATTTGGCAGCGACTATTATCCCGCGACTATTGTTAGTTCTGTGGGCTGGAGTTCTATCCCGTCAATGTGCTGCCCTGTGGAGTTTGACCGCAAGCCGGTAACCGCAAGCGGCACATTAAACAGCCGCCGCGTCACAGTCTTAAAGTGCGACATTAAGGAGATTGCAGCATGAGACGCACAAGGATAAACGGTTATCGCGTTACCGATTACTGGGACAAGCCATGCGCTACGCGCGGGCTTACCAGCTACCGCTATGCGGGCCGCTATGGTTGGATAATGATTGGCGCTGTCGATGATGCGGATGCCCTCAACGAAGCCGGACGCAGTAGCAGCGACACCATCGACCCTTCCAAGCTGCAACGCTGGAATGGCGAAGCATACACCTAACACCACCGGACGGCGGAGCAATCCGCCGCGAGGATGGCGCTAGTGCCAATAATAGGAGTGAGAGATTATGACATTCATTACACAAGCAATCGAAACCAAATACCTTGGCCCAACCAATACTAAGGGCAGCCGCATCAAAGCGAGCGCCGCCGCTGGCAGCGTCACGTTGCCTTATGACTATGCAATAAGCCCCGAAAAGAACCACAAAAAAGCCGCCTTTGCGCTGCTTCTCGAAATGGGCTGGGATGGCAAGTTTGCACAAGGCGCCAACGTCAAAGGCGATG